GGAGATGAAAACCAACAACCCTAAAAAATTCGAGCAATTGGTTGAGGCTTATGAAGGAACAAAATTTTAAAACTATAATAAAATAAAGACATGGCAGAAGTATTAAAGAGGCTGTTTTCAGCCGATATTCAGAAAAATTTGTATCCAAACAATGAGTTTTACAAAAACTCTAAAGTGGATGCTGGTATCTTGGCAGATGTGACCAATGTGGAAATCCCACAATCTGGCGCTACACCTACGGTAGTCGAAAATCCATCTTCATTTCCTTTGACTGTTGGTTCAAGGACTGACAATGTGGTTACCTACGCAGTAGATGTAATTGCGACATTGCCTATCCAACTGCAAGATGATAACCTTTTGGTTAGCTCTGCTGATAAGCGTAAAGATGTATTGGAAGATCACATTGATACATTAAACACAAGAGTAGCAGATAAATTGGCATATTTGTGGGCAGCGGTGCCAGCAGCTAACATTGTTAGAACATCAGGAGCTGATGCCCCTGCATTGTTAAGCGGTGCTACAGGTACTCGTAAAAAAGTAACCTTGCAAGATTTTATAGATGCCATGCGTATTATGGATAACATGGATGCCAATTCTCAAAAAAGAATTGCTTTGGTGAGTGCCAACATGTATGCAGAAATTCTGCAAGCTGGCTTGAGTGGTTTTGTTGGTAGTGATAAACTTACCAGCGATTTAATCGCAATGGGAGTTGTAGGGAAATTGTTCAACACTTTGATTTATCAAAGAAGCAGAACTTGCAGATACACCAATGCTGCTACACCTGTAAAGAAAATTTATAGTGCTGCAGATGCAGCAACTGATAATGACAGTATCTTAATCTTTGACCCACAATTGGTAAGAAGAGCGGAGGGTGTTGTTAAGGTTTACTCCAATGTTGACCAAGCTGAGTATTTAGGGTCTATTTATAATGCTAAAGTAAGAGCCGGAGGAACCGCATCAAGAACAGACTACAAAGGTGTTGTTCAAATAGTACAAGCAGCTGGAGCATAAGCAGTAATGGCAGCACTAAAATACATAATGCTACACTGCACTGCTACTCCAGAAGGTAGAGAAGTGTCATCTGCGGACATCCGCAGATGGCACACCGCTCCTGTAAAAGAAGGAGGCAGAGGTTGGAAACAAGTTGGCTACACGCATTTAATTCACTTAGATGGAAAGGTAGAGCAACTGGTATCAAACAATGGCAATGATGTTGTAGATCCTTGGGAAGTAACCAATGGTGCTGCTGGGTATAATAATGTAACACTTCATATTGTTTATGCCGGTGGTTTGGCTAAAAACAGACCTGCAGGTATGACACAGTTTCCTCCTAAAGACACCAGGACCAAAGAGCAATTAAAAGCAATGGAGACCTTGGTAATAGAACTGCTAACAAAACACCGTAAGGCTATTTTGTTAGGACACAACGATGTGGCAAACAAAGCCTGCCCATCATTTAAAGTAAGAGATTGGGCTTTATCAATTGGAATTGACAAAACCCGACTATTTTGAAAAAACTTTCTTTTCATATTTTTTTGGTTGGAATTTTAACTTGCGTCTTGGGGTGTGGTGCCTCAAGACGTACAGTTGAAACTGACACTAAGGTGGAGCATACCATCATTGAAAGGATAGTGCCAAGAGACACTACTATTATAGTGGCTGGCAACACAAGCAGTATTGAGGCTTCTATTGAAGCTTTAATTGCATCACAAAAGGAATTGGTTGCTAAAAACGGCAACAGCACCACTAGGCTAATTTATAACCCACAAACAAAAACCATCAAGGCAGATTGTGAGTGCGATAGCAACGCAATTAAGCTAAGGCTTTATGATAAGTTTATAAATGAGTTTACCAAAATAGAGACAAACAAAAGTGAGGTAATTATACCTAAAATAAGCTTTTGGAAAAAAATACAATATGGCGCAGCTGGCTTAGTGGTCGGCATGGTGCTAATAGGATTAACCATAATTTTAACTAAAATAATAAGATGAATAAAGAACTTGAAAAAATTGCTAAAGAGGCAATGGAGATTAACAAACTAAAAACTGTTTTTGTAACAGAAAGTGGTGTGCCGTTTGCTGATGAAAACGATTGCAAAAACTTTGCAAAAGCTGAAGAAACTAAATATCACCGTTTTGGTGCCGAAGATGAAGCTGCAGATGAAAGTGAAGCAGTGGCAGCATTGAACGCAGAAATTGAGGAGCTAAAAAGCACCGTGGAAGCTAAAGAAACTGAGCTAAATGCCGCAATTGAAAGCAATACTAATGCTGTAAAAGCATTGGCAGACTCTGAAAATGACTTGGAGGCTAAAGATGCTGAACTAAAAGCATTGCAAACCCTTTTAGAAACCAAAGATGCTGAAATGGCAGAGATGGCTAAGGAACTGGAAACATTAAAAACCCCTGTAAAAGCTAAATAATGACACTACCAAAAATAACCATAACGCTTGGCAATGGCAACTTGGGCAATACCAACCAAACCAGTGATGGTGTGGCGGGTATGGTTTTGAGTGGGGCATCTGTTTCAGGCAAGGTGCAGGTTGATACTCCGTATTTACTTACCAAATTGAAGGATGCTGAAGACTTAGGAATTTTAAGCGCTGGGGTAAACGCTCATGCCCACAGGCAAATTGCAGATTTCTATGAAATTACTGGAGATGGAGCGCAGCTTTATATTTTATTAAGCACTGCAACCATTGATGCCTTGGTTTTAAAAACCAATGCTGATTATGCTGTAAAGTTACTTAATTATGCTCAAGGAAAAATAAGATTACTGGGGGCATCTGTTGTAAAACCTGTAACACCAACTATTGTAGATGGTCTTTATGAGAAGGTACACGATGCAGTTAGTAATGCTCAGGCTTTGGCAGAAGAGTTTACAGAAAATTACAAGCCATTGCGCGTAATTATGGATGGCATTGCTTATGACGGGACACCTGCCAGTTTAAAAGACTACAAAACGGATAGTGCTAACAGAGTGGCTATTTTGTTGAGTGGCGAAGTAACTGGAGGTAATGCAGATGTAGGTAAACTATTGGGCATTTACGCAAGCTTGCCTGTACAACGCAAAGCAAGCCGTGTGGCTAATGGAAAAGTGGAGGGAATGACTTCTGCATATTTTACCAGCGATGCTGATGTTGACTCTAAAGCGAGTGATTGGGATGCTATTGATGCAAAAGGATACATTTTTCATAAAACACATGTGGGCAGAAGTGGCTACTATATTAGCAGCGATGTTACAGCAACAATTGGTAGTGATGATTACAATACCATACCAAGAGGTAGGGTAATTGATAAGGCATTGACTATTGGTTATGACGTGTTGCTTGACAGGCTTAGTGATGAGGTAGAGATTAATGCTGATGGCACAATTTCTCCAGCAGTGGTTAAAGGTTGGGAGCAAGATATTGAAGATGCTTTGAACTTGCAAATGACCGCTAACAAAGAGGTTAGCAGTGTGCAAGTAGTTATTGATCCTGCGCAAAATGTAATTAGCACAAACAAGGTTGAAGTAAGCATCAGACTTCAGCCAGTTGGTTACAGTGATTTTATTGATGTTAACTTAGGCTACACCATTACAACAGTATAGAATATTATGGCAAACGAATTTGATAGCAAACAGTACCAGTTTAAAGACATCCAAGTGGTGCTTGCTGGTGAGAATATTGCAGATTTTAAGGAGATTAAATTCTCTTTAAAACGTGATAAAGAATACAATTTTGGACGTGGTGATACACCTCAAAGTATCCAGCATGGTAACCTTGAAGGTGCAGGAAGTGTGAAAGTAATGCAAAGTGCATTGGAAAGACTTATTGCAGTGGCACCAAAGGGAGATATTACTTTATTGCGCACTTCTGTAATTGTAGCATTTGCCCCTGAGCTTGGCACAAAACAAAGTGTTTTTAGCTTAGTAGGCTTAGAGTTTACGGAGTGGGAATTAGGCATGGCCCAAGGAGATAAAATGGCTGAAATTGATTTGCCTATAATGTTCCTGGACATTAAAAAATCATAGCAAAAACCTAAATAAAATATAAACTTAAAAAGGGCTGCTGCTATATGTGGCAGCCCTTTTTTTAAAACCAAAAAAAGAAAATGAATAAAGAAAAAACAACAGAAAAAATTACTGCAGCACAAATTGCAGAATGGAAAAAAGAACACTTTCAAGTGCTAGAAGTGCAAGTGGATGAGAAAATAGCCTTTGTGGCTTTCCCTACTTGGCGCACGTGGAAACAGGCAGTGGCAGCCATTGAAAAATCTTCTATTGCCTTTGCCGATGCTATTTTAAACAATGGGTTTATTGCTGGAGACAAAGATGTTGCTACCAGTGATGATGATTTTTTGAGCTTGCATAAACAGTTTAAAGAAGTTATAGAATTTGCAGACGCAAGTGTGGAGCGTGATGGTGGAGCATATATAATTACCATAGAAGACAAGGTTTTTAAATGCAAGCCTGTAACAAGAGAGGTGATTGATTTGGCAGAGCGTGGCAATACTGATAACAAACCATTTGTAAAAAATGAAAGCATCCTGAAAAGGATATTGATCAGCGGAGATGAAGATGTTTTGAAAAGTAAAAACCCCTATTACTACGTGCCACTCTTAAGCAAGGTGGAAACCTTGTTTGAAAAGAAAATGGTGAGTATAAAAAAGCATTAAGGGCAGCAGCGATAGACCCCGACTGCCCTGATGCAAAGGAACTGATAGAAAAAACAAATGTGAGGGTTTTGAGCGATCTGCTTTGGTATTACGGCAGGGAGCAAAAGTGTAATAAACTAAGTGATACTATGTGGGCAAGCAAAATAATGAGTGTTCATTTTTTTAGAAAAACAGAAAAAGAGGAAACAGAAAAAGCAAACAAAAAGTAACAATGGCAAAGGCATACGAATATATAGTTGTAGTAAAAGACAAGGCAAGTAAAGCCCTGGACGATACACGTAAGGCAGCTGGCCAAGCGGACAAAGGTTTGCGCCAAATAACAACTGGTGCCGGCACACTTACTTCTAAATTAGGTGGCTTAAAATCTATGTTGCCAAGTTTGGGGATGTTGCTCATTTCTGTATTTTCAATTGCTGGTATAAGTCGGCTAACAAGTAATATTTTTAATACCCGGGCAGAGTTTGAAAAATACCGAGCTGTGTTGGATAATACTTTTCAGTCTGCACGAATGGGCGAAGCATCCATGCAAATGATTACAGAGTTTGCAAGCAAAACCCCTTTTCAGGTAAATGAATTGACTGGCAGTTTTGTAAAGCTAGTAAATAGGGGTCTTGTGCCAACTCAGGAAATTATGAGACAGTATGGTGATATAGCAGCAGCTTCAGGCAAAAGTTTTGACCAATTTGTTGAGGCTGTTTTAGATGCTGGTACCGGAGAATTTGAAAGGCTGAAGGAGTTTGGTATAAAAGCAAAAGTGGCAGGAGACAATGTTACCTTTATGTTTAAAGGACAGGCAACAACTGTAAGAAATAGCGAAAGTGCCATTAATGATTATGTGGCTAGTCTTGGTAATATGACTGGAGTAAAAGGCAGCATGGAAGTGATTAGTAAAACTACTGGAGGGATGCTTTCTAATATCCAAGACAAGGCAGCAATGCTAATGAATAGTTTAGGAGAAAAACTACAACCACTATTTGAAAAGGTATTTGTAAAACTTGGGTTAATGATAGACTGGGTTAACTCAAAAGATTTTGGGCCATTTATAGATAGTTTTATTTTGGGCTTAGGTTGGGCATGGAGAATTACTTCAGGACTTTTTGGGATAATATCCGCATTGCTTCCATATATTAAAAACTTTGCCATAGGCTTGGGGTTAGTTGGTGCAGCACTTGGTATTTACAATGTGGTGATGGCAATTGCCAATATTCAAACAACATTGGCAACTGTAGGAATGTGGCTGCTAAACGTAGCAATGGCAGCCAATCCAGTGGGGCTAATTGTTGTAGGTATTGCTGCTTTAATTGCGATACTTATAACTGCTTACCAAAAAGTAGGTTGGTTTAG